TGGCCAGTTACCCCTCCCTGACAATCGCCGACGACCTGCTAGATGACTTACGTCAGCGAGTGCGCGGCTGCCTGCGTCGCGTCGCAGTCAATCTCTACAAGGTCTACAGCGAGTGCCAGGCCATGGCCATGGATAGTGTTGACCTTGCGGCCTGGGGCAATCGCGGCTGGTTTACCGGCGAAGCGCCAGTACGGAGGGGCGTCTAATGGCTGGCGGGTTGGGTCGTAAACGTATTGATCTGGAGATGCAGGGCACCAAAGGCAATCGCCAGCGTATCTGGGAAGCCATCCGCGCCACTGCGCCTGCCTTTACCGCCTATGAAATCTCCCGTCGCGCCTGCACTGACGACACCGTCGTGCGTAGTTACCTGCAAGCGCTGATCAAGGCCGACGTTGTCGCGGTTATCAAGGGCGCCAAGTTCGAAGAACAGACCTTGCGCCTGATCAAAGATAACGGCGCCGAAGCCCCCGCCGTCACTCGCAAGGGTAAAGCCAGCACGGCCGGTAAAGGCACCGAAGCCATGTGGCGCACCCTGCGCATCCTCGGCGAAATGGACGCCGACGAACTGGCCGCGCAAGCCTCAATCGTGGCACCAACCACCAGTTGGACCGCTCGCGCCTATTTGAAATGGCTTAAGCGTGCGGGCTACGTCATCGAAGTCCACCCAAGCAAACCAGGAACCAAGGCTCGCTATCGCTTGGCGCCGGGCAAGTACACCGGCCCGCGTCCGCCGATGATTCAGCGGATCGGCCAGGTATTCGACCCCAATCTGGGCCAAGTCGTATTCCGCCAGCCCGAGCCTTCGGAGGACGGCCTGTGAACGTCAACCTATCCGCTTGGGGCCCGGAGCCACCGCTGTTCGTGCGCCTGCTTGCCGCCGAAGTGGCCGCCAGCAACAAGACCAAGGCCAGCCAGCGAATTGGCATGAGCCGCACCGCCGTCAGCCTGATCCTGGTCAATCGCTACGCCTCACCCAGCACAGCCGGTGTCGAGCGCCGCGTCATGGAAACCCTCGGCCGTATCGACTGTGTTGCCTTGGACCAAGTCATCAACACCGATCAGTGCCAAAGCTACCGCGAAAAACCAGCACCGACCCACAACCCACAAGCCATGCAGCACTGGCGTGCCTGCCAGAACTGCCCGATCAACCCCGACTGCTGCAATCAGGAGAACGTCCATGCTCGCCTCCACTAGCCGCACACGATTGAAAGTATTGACCCCAACGCTGGCCGACCGCCTGCGGGTCTTCAATGCCGCCGCCCGCAGCTTGCAGGCAGATGGCATCCGCGTACTGGTCTTTCACCCGGCGGACAACCTCCTGGTCATTGGCCATGAAGACGGCCAACGCCTGCTTGGCCAGGTCTCCCGCAGTGGCTACACGCGCCACCCCTCGGCCGGTAGCACCCGTTACACCGTGTTGTTTCAGGGGGTGACCCTGGAATGGCGCGAACCCATTAGCGCTTCCCGACCTTCCGAATGGTCGCGACTGACTCTCCATTAAGGAACTTTGCAATGAACGCACAACAACAGACCACTCCCGAAGGCTACCGCGTCGACGCGCAAAAGCGGCTGATCCCGGAAAGCATGATCAAACCTATCGACTTGGAGAGGGACGCCTTGGTACTTGGCCTGGTTGAAAAAGCCCGCGCCGCCAGCGAGGTGCTGGCGAAGTTCAAAGCCTCTGCCTTCGGTGATATTGAAGCTTTTGTCGAACTCAGCGCCGAGCAATATGGCGCTCAGATCGGCGGCAAGAAGGGTAATGTCAGCCTGATCAGCTTCGACGGGCGCTACAAGATTATGCGTGCAGTCCAGGAAAGCATTGCCTTTGACGAGCGCTTGCAGGCAGCCCGTGCCCTGATCGACGAGTGCTTGCGCGACTGGACCGAAGGGGCTCGCCCCGAAGTCGTCACCCTGGTGAATGATGCTTTTCGTACCGACCAGAAAGGCGATATCCGCACCGCCCGCGTACTGGCCCTGCGCCGTATGGAAATCACCGATGAGCGCTGGCAACGAGCCATGCAGGCCATTGGTGATGCCTGCCAGGTAGTCGGCTCAAAGTCCTATATCCGCGTCTATCAACGTGTTGGTGATACCGATCAATACAAACCAATCAGCCTTGATATCGCGGGGGTTTGACATGGCCAAGATCATCATCACTTTGGAAGACCATCGCGACGGTAACGGCAAACCAACCGTATCCCTGGAAATGTCCAGCGCGCCGACTGGCCCCTTTGGCGGCGTTGCACGAACCGAGGCGGTACGTATTTCGGAAATGCTGTTTGGCATGGCTGCCTGTGAGGAAAGCTTGGGCTCTCTTCCTGCATACCGGCGCCAACAGAGCAACGCCACTCTCCATTAAGCGAAACCGCCCCGGCCATCCGGGGCAGTCTGCCGGACGTGGTTGTCCGGTACTGATGAGCAGCCACCCAATGACAGATGAAACACCCAGCCAACGCAAAACCCGCCTCGCCCGTGAGCGCAAGCGTGTTCAGCGTTTGCGTAATAAGGAAAAGAAACTGGCCATGGGTGCCAGCAAACTGAAAATGGAAATCTACAGCGGCACAGAGAGCGAACTGGAGCAGATACGCACGGCCGGAGAGTTTGATGAAACTGAACATGCACTGACCATGACGATTCATGGTGTAGCCGAACTGTCTCGACGTGACCCGGCAGCATTCCGTGCCCTGATACAACGGAGGGGAAAATGAACACAAGAAACCTACAACTCAGCAAAATCCATATTGCAAAGAAAGACCTTGGCCTCGATGACGAGACCTACCGTTCCCTACTTGGTCGGGTGGCAGGTGTGCGTTCGGCCAAAGACCTAAATCCACGTCAGATCGGCTCCGTCCTGGCCGAGTTCGCCCGGCTAGGGTGGGAGTCGACACCAGCTAGGAAACACGGCCGAAAAGCACCTAAAACTGCGCTAGACCGGGCAAAGTTGGTGGGTAAGATTGAGGCATTTCTCGCCGAGGCGAAACGTTCCTGGGCGTATGCCGACGGCATGGCCATGCGCATGTTCAAGGTCGAGCGGGTGGAATGGCTAGACCCTGGGCAACTCCAGAAAATGGTTGCGGCGTTGACCTACGATGCTCGCCGACACGGGAGGCCAGAACGATGACCGATCAATTATTTCCCGATGACAGCGACGAACTGGACGCCAACAAGGTACTGGCCAGCATGAAAGACCCGCTGGTCCGCTCCCGCTGGGAAGGATCGTTGCGGGAAATGGTGGAAGTCGCTGAAGCCAAGCTCGTGGCCGAAATGGGGCCAGCGTCCACGGCGGCTGAGCTGGCACGCCATGCTGTGTTCGCTATCTGTTCCACCATGGGTGGTAGCTTGATTTACCTGCCACGGGGCGATGCTCTGAAGCGTGCCATGCGTGACGCCACGATCTTTCGTGATTGGAAAGACAACGACACTCCGATCCCGGACCTGGTGCGTAAGTACAATCTTGCGAACCAGACCATTTATGACATCATCAGCAAACAGCGGGCTCTGCATCGTAGGAATGAACCCGATCTATTTGGATATGACGAAGGAACTTTGCATTGATGAAAGGATTAGCGGCAGCGAGTACTTTGGCAATAATCATAGTCTTTACCGGGTACTGCTTTGCCGTTGACCCACAAAAGGTCTCGCATGAACAGGCTGCAAAAGAGGCTGTTGAAAACCGTCACCAGGCAAATGAGTTGTGGGACAGCACCCATCAAGCATGTGCAGCAAAAGACAAATCGAAAATGTTTGAAATAATGCGCGCTATCAAGGCGCAGTCGTTGACCAAGCCCACAAACCATTTGAACTACAGCGCTCGCTTCGTGTACTCAAGCTGCCAACAGATGTTCTTAGATGTTTCGTTTATCAATGGCGCTTGTGTGAATTCCCCCCCGAAACAACATGAAATTGATTACATCAATAAAAACTGGAAAGAAGACTCCAGCCGCTGCGACGCAGAAATTGCTAACCCGGACTTAAGCCAAGCCGAGTCAAAACAAGATCAACCCGAAAAAGAATGGGAAGCTGAGCAAAGGAAAAATGGGGAGTCTGATGAAGATATCGCCTTTATGAAAAAGATACGAAACTCCTGAGTTCATTCAGAGCCCCGCCATTGAGCGGGGCTTTTTCTTAAACCCCGCTGATACTCAACCCATTCCCGCAGTACGCGAAGCTTGCACCGTTCCCCCAACGGCAGGTTCGCATCATGCATTCCGCTCCCGCTCCCCCAAAAGTCTCTCGGCCAAAATGGCCCCGTCAGTTCGCCCAGGTCATTCTCGCTGCTGGTGATGATGCTTCGCGGGCCGTGCTGTGGGCGAAAGTTCCGGCCGACTGGCGGGAGCTGGTGCAGTTACATATCTCCCAGGCCGACGTTCGTACTGAACAGCATGTCCGCCAACAAGAAAAATTACGCCCAGCTGTAAGAACAATCA